ATCTAAACGCCTTGGCGAATCGCTGCACGCTGGCGTCAAATGAGGCCACGAACCCAACCGCCGCCATCGTCTGGAGGTGTAGCAAGGCCAGCCCAAAATGGTCCTCTGTCAATTGTCGCTTGATGGGCAGAGACCCGCAGTCTTTGCACCCGGCCAGCCAGCGCGTCATTCCGTTGTCCACGTCGGCAAACGCGCCGCTTGTGGCAAAGGCGACAAGTCCTCTCTGCCGGGCGAATTCGTACCATTTATGTTTCGGGAATCGCCGCACGAACCAGTAGAGTGAAACGACTCGATCCACTGGATGGCGCAGCATCATCGCCGTCTGATAGGGCCGAGGGATTGTGCCGATCTGGACGCCCCAAGGTAGATGCCCCGTGAGACAGGTGATCCGGTTGCGCTGCTCCGCCGGTCTCTTGTGAAACTTGCGCCAGCCGCCGCCATTGCCGACGCGATGGAACCCTGCGCCATAGTTGGCACGTAGCAGGCTCATCACCGTTGACCCCGCGCATTTCGGGATATGGAAATAGACTAGCGTAGGAGCCGCTTTTTGCTGTTCCATACCAGGTCGTCGTGTTCCTTCCATTTGAAAATCAAGCCTGATCCGTGGTGGGTATGCTTGAGGTACACGTCGCGCACCCATACGCTCTTGTACCCGGCCTGCTCTGCCCTCTTGCAGTAATAGTTGTCGCTGCCATAGTGGATGAATGCCTCGTCCAGGTAGCCGATCTTGTCCACCAATTCGCGCTTGACGAGGACGCACCAGAAGGGCAGGTGATCGACCTCCTGTAAGCCGCTCTGCCCCGACCAGCCGTAGCACATCGGCTTTGTGCTCGACTTGCCCGACGGTCCAACAATGCCGAACGATGGATCGCTATAGAGCGCCCTGTGCAGCGTGTGCAACCATCCGTATTGAAACCATTCAATGTCATCGTTCAGGATCATCGCGTCGCCCTGCGCCTGTTTCCACCCACGGTTTACTGTGTGCGAGAAACCGTCCGACTTGGCGTCGTGGACGATGATCGTCTCGGTCTCACAGCCAGCCGTCAGCGCGGCCAATCGCGCCGTATCCGCTGCCAGGTCGGGCTGCACAGTCGGGATAATCATCGTGATCACTCGCCTTGTGCCTCTCTGGCAATATCAAAAATGACATTCAAAACCTCTTCATCTCCAATGTACTGAATATGAACACCCACAAAAGGTTCCTTGGCATCAAAATCAAGCACAATGCGTGTTACTTTGCCAGCATCCAGCCCCATAACTTCACATAACTTGGTCGCGGCCTCATTAGCATTCACAACCGCCATTCTACCCCCTTGCCATCCCGAACCGATGCGCCACAACCGCGCCTCCATTGAACGGCCTGCCCAGGAGCGCGATCCGTGCCGTGCTTTGTTCAAGCGCCCGCAAGAGCGCCCCTTGATCCTTGTCCTTCCAACGCATCCACTCGGACCGCCACGTCTGGAACAGCCGCTTGACTCGCACCGATTGCCCGAACCACATCGCGCCGGTGTTGAGCTGTAGCGGCTCGATCCTACACTCCCACAGCGTAGCGAATCGCTCAGGGCCGGAACAGTGCCCTAGCATCTCGGTTCCCTGGGGGATGCTGGGAACGATGACCATATCCCATCCCTGATCCAGGTAGGAAAAGCCCACTTCCAGCTTGTCATACACCCGCGTGTCCGCGTCGAGAAACAACGTTTGCTCCCAGGGCGTCAGGATGTCCAAATTCACCTTTGCCCACCTGCCCGGCGTGCCCACATCCGGCCAGTCTATCGTCGGCGCCCAGCCGACCGGATCGCCATCCGTGATGACCCGAATCGGCCATCTTGGATGAATGCGCGCCAGAGATTCAGCGGATAGCCGCGCCTCTTGCCGCGCTTTTGCGCCATAGGCCACGTACAGCACGCCCCGGCTTATCGTCGCCATCGCCCCAACCATCCCGCCGGCAGGCTGCACAGCAACACCCGATGTCGGTAGAGCGCGCGCAAGAAGGCCAATTCGTCGCACTCGCTATCTTGCCGTTCGGTTTCCCACGCTGCGATCAGATCCTCAGTGTCGGGCGTCTTGCGTACCCACACCGCGCTTGATTCATAGACGGGGATCCTCAGATCGCCTATTGCCTCTCTCGTGCGTCGCTGCTCTGCCTGGTCGCCCATCTGTGAGGCCAGAAGTTCGTTGCTTCTCAGCATCGCGGCGACTTCCCAGGACGCATAACGCCCGGTGTCCTCAATGCGGGCAAAGCCCAGCGCGATTTGTTTGCGCTGTAGCGGCTGGCACTTGAGCCAGATCAACGTGCGCGGGTAGGGCAAGCGGAGCGCCCCGCTCCACTCGGTCACGTCCACCTTGAGCCCATCCAGCGCGGCTTGCGCATCTCGGATCGTGCCGTCGCGCAGATAGATGCCGCAATCATCCAGGTTCTCGGTCAGAGCACGCTGTACTTGCGCCTCTTCTGGCAACTCCGCTTGCCCGGTTTCGAGCAACTCTATCGCCCGTTGCTTGGAGACAGGCACCCAGTCCCCAGGGTGATAAGTTGTTAAAGAACCGTGCTCATTTGCGGCCATAATCACCGTGACCGCTTTCACGTGTACTTTCGCCATTACAACCCTACCCCCTATGGTGGGGATGCCGGGCCGGGGGTAGAGACCCGGACACCCCCTTGAAAGCGCCTGCAAAACTGCCCCCAGGCGCGCGAAACCTAATGCACGATCTCGGTGATCGTACCAGTCGGAACCGGCACGTACCGCGCCACGACGCCGATGCCGAGCAGGGCGCATTCGACTGCCCCACCGGCGATGGTCAGGACGCCGCGCACATAGTCGTAGCCCGGCGTCATCTCTTCCATTCGGCATTCCATCACGATCAGGTCGTCCCCGTCGCCTCCGGCCTGCGTCAGCTGCGTGATCGCCTTTCCGGCGATGTTGGCCGCGTTGGTGCCGAGTGCGTCGGTTGCTTCCTGGAGCACAAAATCGACGGTAGCGCCTTGCGCCATCTCGCCAACATCCAGGAGCACGACGAATCTGTGGTGCGTATGTGCGGCGGCCCAGCCGGTGTTGTAGACCCCTATCGCGCGGTTATCCGCGTGAAGGGCCTGTACCATTTGATGGACCTCGCTGAACTCTTCGGTATAGCTTGGCATTGTCTCATTTCCTCCTTAGCTCGCCACGTCGCCCAGGATCACGAACGGGCTGATCTGGAACGTCCCGTCGGCCAGCGTCAGGGGGGCGCTCAACCACGGCTGCCCGTCCACACGATGCACCGCGCGCCAGGCGGTAATATCGTATTGGAACCGATAATGCATCGAGCTGTCGATGGTCGTCGCCTGGCGGTCGCCCACCAGGTAATAGTTCCAGTCGGCCAGCAGGATGTCCCCGCTCGTGCCCAGCGTCGGGAGCTTTTCGGTGTAGTAGATCGGGAACCCGAACAGCGTCCCCGGCGCGCCCTCGCGCGCATTCGGGATAAAGATGTAGGACGGGTTAGCCGCAGGCCCGTTGAGCGCCAGAAGCTGCGGCATCGCTGCACGCGTGATATGCCAGCAGGGGGCGTCCCCGTGATGCTGCGAGAGCATATTGAAAATATCGGCTACGCCGATAGCACCCGCAACGGCCCGGTTGACAGTGATCGTCGCTGCGGCATTCAGAACGCCCAGCGGTTGGCCCGCGCCCGTGCCCTGCAAGAAAGTGTATTCCTCTTCCCAGCGAATGGCCCCGGCGAAGCCCATTGGCGACTGCAAAAAGGCCATCAGCCCGACCGCCTCGTCTGCAAGCAATTCGTCCGACGCCTCAGTGTAGCATACGAGCTTGTGCGCCACGAGGTTGATCTGGCGAAAGGCGGGTTGCGTCTCGTCTTTTTGCGTTGCCTCTTCGGTCCACGAGGCAACGATCCCGCCGTGCTGGCGCGTCTGGCCTGCCGTGGTGCCCGTCTGATCCAGTGTCGGCATTTGAATTTGCCGGCGCGACATCGGGATCACGGTCGCTCGCGCGCGGATCGGGTTGTCCTCGTAGACGACGCCCAAAAGTTCGGGGCGATATTCCACAGGGACCAGGAACCCGCCGCTTGCGCCCACCGATTCAAGCAGGTCTTTCGTCTGCGCGCCGTTCTTGAGCGTCTGCGCGCTTTTCTTGGCCAGCCAGTTGTCGCCGTCGTCGTCATCCTCGTCCTTGTACTCGCCACATCCCAGCACCTCACGCGGATCAATCGGCCCGCGATATTTTGGATCGTAGTAGCGATGCGTCCACTGTAGCCACTGCCCAGCGTTTTTGATCTGGTAGCCGGGCTGCGCGCCCTTCTTGTTCGGCTCCTCCTGGAACGCCTTGTATTCGATAGCCGCCTCTTCGATGTCTTTCAGTTCGGCGGCGCGGGCGTGCCAGTCCTTGCCCTCCAGGATCAGTTTGTCGCGACGTTCCGCGTCCTCTGCGCTGATCTCGTCCAGCTCGAGCAGACCCTTCGCCTCGGTAAAAAGGCGATTGGCCTTCTCAAGCATCTGTTTTCTGTTCACGTTTCAACCTCCGATAGTTCTCGTTCAATGACCCCCATCAGTTCGTTTATGTCGGCCATCAGTTCCTCGGAGGTGGGTGCTGTCTGCGGCCCGGCCTCGGTCTCTTGGCCCGTCGCGGCCTCTGTACGAGGTGCGTCTTTCGCTTGTTCGTCCTGTTCTGGTTCGTCCTCTGTCGGCATCGTATCGCTCAAAAGCGCCTCTAGGTCGGCAAGCGCCGATTGTGCGGCGTCAATGGCCCCCTGGATGCGCCTGGCGTTGGCGGCGCTGATTGCGCGCCCGATCTTGGTCGCTATTTTGGGAGAAAACGCCATAAAGAACGCAGGGAACCCACCACCTCCACTCAGATTAATATCCATAATATCATCAGGGATAGTGCTATTCAATTCATCCAGCGCAAGCCCTATCGCGTGCGACATTAATCGCCGCTGATCCTGATCTAAATAACCCTGCACGATCAAATCATCAGCAATAACGGTGAAAATCCTATGGATGGAACCGGTCAAGAAGTCGCCCAATCGTTGTATCGGCCTTCCATCTGGCCCAAGCTCCTTGCTATCAACTATGCCGTCGTCAATGCCGCCCCCGCCGCCCCCATTCGGCTCATCTTTCCCCACATACCGGGGCGGATCGTCTGTCTCAGGATCAAGCGCCTGCTTTGCCGTGCGTTCGATCCACGCCTTCCACAGCTCGGCGCGCTGGTCGAGCGTCGCATCGGCCAAGAATGCCGTCAGGTTGTCAATCGCCGTTTGCTTGTCGGTCTCTGGATCGGCTTCTTTTGTCCCTGTCGTAACGGTTGCCGGGTTGGCTCCCCAGATCACGTTGCTGTATTCCCAAAGTCTGATCTCTTTGAGCAGCCGAGTCGTGACCTTCTGACCATCGATCTCCTCCTCGACATATTCAGCCGTGATCGGATCATAACCGATAGACGTTTCTGGCAGAAAACCGCCGTCAACGAGATGAAACATATTGCGCCCGTTATCGGTTTTCATTGCATATTGGGTAACGGCCAGCAGACCCCCAGTCGCTTCTGGATATTCCTCAAGCACTTTTTGGGGCAGCTCATTGCGCCCGATTTCTCGCATAGCACGCGGTTTGCCCACTACGCGCAAGGCGCTATCGGCCATGTGCTGATCAAGTGTACGAATCTTGCCGAATCGCTCGGCAATGGTTTTTGTATATGCGCCGGGCATCACCCGATCCCCCTGCATATCCCGAATGCCGAATACACTGACCACGTGCTCAACGATGCCCTCTTTTTCATCTACTGCCTTGATAAACGTCGGGATCGTCTTGCGTTCAAAGTTGGGCAAGTCTCTGTAATCGCTTGCGTTCTTGCTCATTGGTTCCTCCGCCCCCTGTTCGTCGCGGTTTTCCCACATCGAATAGCACACGGCGGTCGCCTGCTCGCTGTCCTCTGCCGTGCTGTCCTCAAGAACGATAGGGATGCAGCGCGCTATGAACTCGTCTTGTGTCTCGTCTGCTCTAGGTGTTGGCATCTCTAATCCGCTTTGCCATCAAACGCATACAGTCACGCCTTAAGTGCTCAAGGCTGAATATCTCCTCAGTCATGTTGTCTCGAAGGATGATATAAGAAGCCCAATCTGACGCCACAAGCACAGGCACGGACATTCCCGTAACCTCAACGACAGGAATTCCAAAAATACTGGCTATTGGTTTTTGTTCTCCGACAGTGCATTCGATAAAAGGCGGCAATCCGTCTGCCTCAAAATGCGGATCGATTAGTGTCATATTCCTATCCTGCTCAGTCGTACCTCATCCAATCTGCCACTCGATTCTCTTGCGCCCCTGTCAAAGCGGGCACCTTATACTCTGTCGGCCCCACCTTGGCGTGCTGCTGCCGCCTGTCTGCACAGCGCAGGCACAGGATCGAACCGGTGCCCTCTTCGATCCAACTCTGGTCGCCTGCTTCCAACGTCTCTCCGCAAACGACACAGTGCACGGTCAGGCCGAACGGAACAATGTAGGTCTCTCCCTTTCCCATCGCCCCCTCCTTGATCTGTCTAATTCGAGCGCGAATCTCTACCGTCGTGATCTGTGGGAATGCCGGTTTCAGCAGAGCACGGATAAAGCGGTTCATTCAATGTCCTCAATCACAGGTGCCGTTACACAACGACACGAAACTATTTCCGACGCCGGTGCCCCCAGGCTCCCATCAAGCGGATGGAGCATCGGATAGCCGCCGACCTCGAACGGCTGGCCGATCACCCGTACTTGTCCATCAGCCGCCGCGTGTGTGGGCCTCGTGCGCGCATCGTTCGTTGCAACCCACTCGTGCCGGTCTGCCCCATAGGCGCGGAACAGGAGCGGGCTCGCAAAGGAACTCGAATGCATGCTTTCCGTTCTCGATATCATCTCTACTCGATACCTCGGACTTCGATTGACGAACCATTGCCGCTCGTCATCGGTCAGCGTCTCGTCTCGTAGGTAGACATCCCACAGACGATCAATGCCGTTATTCAGGCGCTCGATGGTCCAGCCCTCCTCGCGTGCCGTCTTGAGGAGGGCGAATAGATCGCTCTCTGTCGTCTCAAGGATCGGCTCGCTGAAAGTCATCTCGTAAGCCTGAAACTCGAGCGCCGCATTTTCTAGCCAGTTTTGGACGTTGAACTGTATGCCTAGTTCAGTAGTCCAGACGTCGTTCACGTCCCTGGCCGTGCCGATGATCAGCGGGTGGAACAGCTCGCGCCAATTGGCGGGCGCTTCGTTGGCAAAGTAGTCGGCCCAGTCGCGCTCGATCAACTCCCAGTCTACCGACTGCTTACGCTGTAGAAAGAGAGCCTTGGCCGCGTTGACCCTGGCCCGGATAGCCCGGTGATCGCGCTCTAGTGCATCCTCGCTGGCATTGGCATAGTCGCCTTCGGTCGCCTCGGCTGCTTTGTCGAGGATGCGCGCGACCCTCTCTTTTTGTTCAGTTGTTAAGGCTTTTTTTTTACAGTCACGGACGGTAACAGTTTGCGACCCTCGTCTGTCGCCTGGGCACCGCCGTCCTCAGTCTGCTCAATCACGCGCCCCTGACCCAGGGCGGCGACGGCCGGAACCTCGATCATCATAGGGGAGAGGACGAATACGTCATCCTCCCCAGGCCCCAGGGCAGGCAAGCCCATCGTGCGCCTGTACTCACCCCTGGTCACACCGCCCGATTTGAATCCCTCAAGCATCCGGTCTTGTTCCGCCTGGCGCTGTGCCTGGAAAGCAGGAACCTCGGCATAGTCGAACGCGACGAACTTATCGCCGTCGTTGAGGTAGTATTGATAGTCCACCTCGAACAGGGCGTTTTCGGGGACCATCGTATCTTCCCAAAACGCCTGTCGCGCCTCCCGATAGTTGGCATAGGTCGCTCGGTCCAGCCCGACGCGGGCGCCGACCAAGATCGGAGGGACGCCGAACGGCCCCAAGATGCGCGTCTCGTTGCGTGCGTCCTGCTGCTGAAAGCCCATCTCATCGAATGTGAGCCCGATGCGCTGATAGGTCGTGCCCTGTTCGAGCACGCCGATCTCTTCGCTCCATCGGTAGTACCCGCCGTACATCTCTTTCCAATTCTCTTTGACGCGGGCAATCGTATCGTCAGAAAGCGGCTTGTCGCTGGACAGCACACCCGGCAGCATCACACCGTGGTCAAAGAACAGCTTGAGAAAGTGCGTGATCGAGTTGTCCACGTCGGCGGATCGAGCCATCGGGCTGATGGGCGAGAGCCCATAGCCCATCCCCTCCAAGGGATCGAGGGGATTCGGTAGTTTCGTGTGCATCAGATCAGGCGGGGCGATCATCGTCGCCCGCCCGTTGTCTACCATCTCGGCGCGTGTTGCACCATTGGCCCGGCTGAACGCGGATCGGCCCTCTGGCACGTAGACGAAACCCAAGATCGTCGATATACCGTTCTTCTTACCCGGTATGATCAGCACGCGGTCCGGGCGGAGATTGTAGAGCGCTTCCGGCGGTGCGCTTGGACGCGGGCGGTCGAGCAGGGTATAGTTGTTGCCGCTGATATTCAGATAGGTGATCGCCTGCTGCCGCATCTCGATCATTGACTGGTGCGGGTTGGGGCGGTCCACCAGCCGAGAGAGCGGATCGTCAGGGGGCAACAGTTCCGGATCCTGCACGTCGCCGGTGTAGGCGCGCAGGGGGGCAGAGACCAACGCACGGCACTTGTACATGATGGCGCTGTAGATCAGCGTATTGAGGTTAAAGCCCTCGTTGACGTATGCGGCAAAGTCCACGAGTTGCCACTGCGGCTGTTCGTCTACGTAAGACGGCCAGAGAAACGGGGCAACTTTGCGCGCACGAGGGGCAGGGGCAGGCGCCGACGTTTCCCCCGTGAATGCGTATTTTACTCTCTGCCAGAATGTTGTCATCCGTCCCTCAAAGAAAAAAGCCACACCCTCAGAGTGTGGCTTGCGCGAGACTCTGGAAGTGTGGCGTGCTGATCGAAATCAGGAGGCCGTATTCAGTTGGCCGGTGACTCTATTCTATCCAACTCCTACGATTCAAAGCGCGTGTGAGGCCGGGTTGCAATGCAATCTCAGGTATCTCTGCCGACCAGATCTCCCCGTTTTCCGATGTGCCTTTCCAGTACCAGGACAAGACGACCTTACGCGCCTTGACCGTCCTTTCTATCGGAACGCGAAACCCGCCCACGGCGGCCAGCATGAGTTCATCCCTGTACTCTGCTGGCACAAGATAGCCGCCCGGATCGTTTTTTACAGGCAGTGTTACTTGCTTGAACTCGTCTCCATCGAAGACGGGGATTGTCATAAACCGCTGCCTGATAGACTGCAAATCCGCGCCTGACCATTGCTCCTGTCTCAACCCCAGCACATCGGCCATAACGTCGCGCTCTTGCGGTGTCAGGTCGCTGGCCCCGTGCACTGGCTCAATCAGCGATTCAGGCATAAGCACTGCCGTCGCCGCTGTAGCAAGTAGGCTCTTTAGAAATTGTCGCCTAGTCAGTTTCATTTTTGCCATTACCCCCTAGCTTCCATCGCTTGATCGCCGCTGCAATCGCGCACACAGCGCGGTAGACGGCTTCCCAAAAGGCGTGATCGGCGTCATTCAAGGTCCTGCTCCAAATCCAAAAACGCCGCCTCGATACCGCACGGCCCAGACCACAAAGCTGAGGCTACATTCAGGTCGGCATCCTCAAGTAGCCGTTTATCGTACCACGTTTCAGCATAGGCCGCTTCTTGCCGTCGTTCACTCCATAGCTTCACGCACAAACACAGCGTCCCGCTTGGCAGAAAAGCCGCCTCATATCCAGACACACGAGGCACATTGTCTACCTGAAGCACGCGAGGGTCTAGCGCCTTGATCTGATCCCACAAAGCGCGCTCTTGCTCTGTCGTCTCCACCCTACCCCCTACGCATCTTGGCGGCCACCTCATATTCCATAGATGCAATTTGCTGCCTGCTCTGGCTCTTCTTTAGCCCATACTGCGCGATTTCATCAAGGCTCAATCCGAACAGCACAGCTATTGCATTCACGTACCACTGGAGATCGGCCAGATCATCAAGCAATTGCTCTTGATCTACCTCTCCAGTGCGAAAATAGGCACGCACCGTCCCCGCTACCTCGCCCATCTCCTCCGTGGCCGACGCCAGAATGTACGCGATTGTATCGCCGCGTGTAGACAGTCGATCAATAGTTTGCGCAGCCTCTCCTTGAAACACAGCAAAATCCACTTTACCCCCTAGTAACACTCATTCTATGAAATGAAGGCTTGATCTCTCCAATAAGTGGACCACGGATAATCCCAATCTGTGACGGCTTTTTGCTTGACCATGACCCACTCCAACCAGCGAACCTCATAGCGTCCAGTTCCCTCGACGTTCAAGCCTACAGGCAACCAAAGAAAACGCCGAACTTTTCGCACCGATCCGGGATTAGGTATAGATCGCCTACTCAGTTTCATTCTACCCCTTACCTGAGCACCCACCCGCCGCCCTGACCGATGGCCGCATAGCGCAGCGCGTCCAGACGGTGAAACTCTCGCTTATTGTCGATCTTGTCTGTCGGTTCGCCCATACTATCCAGCTTGCGCCGGTAGGTGCCGAACTCGTCAATGAGGCCAGAACACGAACGGAACACAGCCAGCGAACCGTCTTTGAGCCACTCGATCACCTTGTCGATCCCGCTCTCTACCTCGGTGATCCTCGGTTCGCCCAGCACCAGCCCTCCATCTGCCCAATCTCGGCGGTATTGCCCCTCCGACTTGCTGCCCCCGTAAGCGGTGAAAAAGCAGCCGTCGGGCAAGTTGGCCCGCACGCTCTGCGCATATTCCTTGCTCGTCTTATCCCCGGTCATCTGTTCGTCGTAGACGATCCACTGCTGTGTGTCCGGGTTCTGCGCCAGGTAGACGACGGCGGTATTGGCCCCGCCAAAGTCCACACCGATCAACCGCTCCCACTCGTTGGGAATTGCAAAGGGCTCCACGATCATCGACGGTTCAAACGCCGAATAGATCAGCCCTGCCGGCTTGGTGAACTGGCCCAGGTAGCGCATTCGATAGCGCCAGTCCTGCATCGTCTTGCGCCTGCGTTCCTGCTCCCGATCAGGGAAAGCCGGGTTGAGCGCGCTTGAGAAATTGACCACCTCAACGTCAGATGCGCCGCGCTGCCATCGGTCGTAGATCTCCGACTTGAGCCACCCCAGGTTGTAGGGCGTCGTAGTCCCTAAGCATCGGCCCTCGTGCAGGGAGAGCCGCGCCTGTACTGCGTTCCAGTCCTCAAGCGTGAAAGCATCTTGGCCGCATTCGTCGAGCCACGCAGCTTTTGCCGTGGCGCTCTCCAGGCCCCCGCCTGTACTGGCAGACCTTAGAATGATACGTCCCCACATCGGATCATCGCTGCGCTTGGCGAGAAATCCGCGCTTTGGATCGCGCAGCTCGATCACCTTGTCGCCTGCCCACCAGCGCCCGATGTGGAGAACGCTCTCAAATACAATGCGCATCTCGGGCAACATTTTCAATTTGAAAAGGTCATAGCTTGCCGTGACTGCTAGATAGTCCCCTGCGCCGTTGCGCTGGATTTCCCGGTAGAGCCACCAGGGACCATAAGCCGTCTTGCCGCTTTGCGTCCCAGCAATGATAAACACGAACCGCTTGCCAGACCGCCACGCTCGCGCCTGTCCGGGGTGGGGCGAGAGGATCGCTTGGCCCTTATCATTCGTCGTCCACAGCGTCGTCTGCGCCATCGTCCCCCGGCATTCTTACCACGACCTCTGTAATGATCGGGATCGCGCCGCCTTCGCCTGTGCCACTATGCTCAATCTTGGATGCCGCATAAACACCGAAAATCTTGCATCGCATCTCGATGCACCACTGGACGCCGCGCAGAAAAGACGGATCGCCCGCTTGACCCTTGGTCGTTCTCTCGATCTGCTCTGTATGCACGCGCCCCGGCACATCTGACGGCTGCCCTTTCTGCTTGACCGTCTCAGCGTCTTTGCAACTTTCAAGCCACGCCCGCCAATAGGTGCGCTCCAGTTCATTGATCCGGGCAAGCTCTTGCGCCTTGGTCTCGTCAAGATCGATCAGCGCCGATTCTCGCCATTGCTTGATCAATTGCTGAATATCATAGCTGACCATCTGCTGAGAGAGCGCATAACCTCGCCCTGTCTCTGGTTGGCTCAATTTCTCGGCAATCTCGGCCTGCTGCCAACCCTGCAAGTACAGAGAAGCAATCTCTCGGCGGTCGCGTTCTATTTGCAGCGCGTTCCGAATGTTAGCCGCCATACAAACCCCAGCACAAAGCGCCGCCCCCGCCCTCGCTCATTGCGTCACCCGTCGCGGCGAGAGGCCCATACCGGCAAGGCGTTCGAGGGTGACAGAGACATATTTCGGTTCGATGTCACAAGCTCGTCCAATGCGCTGCATCTGCTCACAGGCAGCTAGCGTGCTACCCGACCCAACAAATCCATCGAATACTACATCGCCTGGGCAACTGCTATATTCCATTGCCCGCCTCGGCAATTCTATCGGCTTCTGTGTCGGATGCTTGTAATCAGATGCGGCATCGCGCCCTATCTGCCACAAGGTCGTAAGACTTCTGTCTCCGCAAAAGTAATGTTCGCCATGTTTCCAGCCATACAACAGCGGTTCATGCTGCGCACGATAGTCTTGCCACCCCATCGACGCGGCTGGTTTGGCCCAAATAATTGTACAACTGAATTTCCAGCCAGCGTCACCAAAAGCCAATTCAAACGCCGGACGTGTGCCACGCGGACGGTCCGCGTGGCACACGTAAACCACGCAACCATCCGCCATCGCTTTATCCCAAGCCTTAAACGCGCAAGCCAGGAATGCCCGCAGCTCAACAGGATCAAGATCGTCGTTTTCGATGACTTGATGTGTCGTACTCTGGCCTCGGCCAGAGTACGACACGCCATAAGGCGGGTCAGTCCATACCAGCCCCGCCCTCTCCCCACCCATCAACCGCCCCACATCCGCCTCACTTGTCGAATCCCCGCACATCACCCGATGCGACTTGCCCGGTACACTGGCGCTTGGTATCTCCCACACATCGCCCCTGACAACGCCCCACTTCTCTTGCAACTCTTGCGCCTTGTCCACCTGCCCGCCGGGATCCTCTGCCGGTTCGTCCTCCCCCCAATCAAGCTGTAACTCGCCCTCGTCAAAACCCCAATCGAGCAGGTCGCCTACCTCAAACGAGTTTGCCAGTTCCTCCCAGTCCCATTGGCCCATCGTGCCCCGGTGCAGGAACACGACCAGCTTTTGCCGTTCCTTCTCGGTCAGCGGGCGGGACGCCACACGGACGTCCACCTCGTAATCCGGGCCATACCGCGCCGACGCTGCCCACACATAGCGGCGCTGATGGCCGTCGTATATCTCGTTATCCGGTCCAATCGCGATGGTCTGAATCTGCCCGAACGTGTCGAGCGATTCAATCAGCCGCGCACCCTCACGCTCGTGAATCTCACGCGGGTTATGGTCCCACGGTACAAGGTCCGAGAGTTTGCGCCGCTCATTTGTCCAAGCGATCGCGCCGTTCTCACTCACATCCCGCCCCCTGGATTGCCCCCGACCGCTTGGGGGGGAGAGCGATCAGGAGCATTCCGAGAAGCGCGATGTGCTGCGCTAATGTTGTACATCTCGACAAACGCGCTCAAGTCCTCCACCGGCCACAGATGCTCAGGCACATCCAAGCCGATAGATGGACACGAACCGTCCGCTTGCCTCACACAGTAGGACGCAAAAGGCCCGGCGTCATAGGCGCGGGCCATCAGGGTAGAGCCATCGGGAAAGCGAAGATAGAGCAAATCGCCACATTGCACCCGACCATCTTGGTAGTGCTCGATAGGTAGGGCGAGCCAGGGGGAATAGGCAGTGTCGTAGTAGCGGGGAGCATCAGGGGTAGAGCAATACAGCGGTTGCCCAATGCGACCTGCGTAGACTGTGGCGAGAACCAAAGAGAGCATTCAAATTCCCACGGGGGCGAGGCCCACCCTCGCCCCCTCGACAAGGAGAACATACGGGGCGACACAACCCCGTGTCCCCATTATAACCGATGGTACACCAGTTGTCAATAGCCCCGCGTTATGTCTAGGTATACGGATGGTAACAAAAGGGCTAGAAATACTTGACAGGCCCGCTCGATTTGTGGTATACTGTATCCAGATTGGACATGGACGCAGGGGGTGGCAAGGAGATAGGCGAATGGACATCAGGACAAAGAGAATCCGAGACGCACAACCAGGCGAGATCGTAGCAGTTCCACTTGGCGGCATCAAGCCTACCGCAATCAAGATCGAATCGCTTTTCTGCGTCATCGACCCCCCGCAACGATGCGCACAAGGTGAAGTCGTCGTGGCATTGGGCTATAGTACGTGCTCGGGTGTATCATTTGAGGCTGGCCGAATCGTCAGCGTCAACCTTGGTGCTCCATAAGCCCCGCCGGGCGGGGCAAGGCCCGGCACAAGGAGGCACGCAATGCTAGGCAGTCTCGTAATGGAGACGCCGGACACCGTAACCGGCAACACCGGGCGCTGCCACACGGCGGCATTGGATGATAGCCCAAGGGTTCGATCCCCAAGCGCCCGCATCAACGGGGGTAACTGGCTGCGCTGTTCGTGACACCCGACAAGCGCGATCCGCACGGCAGCGCGGCCTCATTTGACCGACAAGGAGAACAGACGACGATGAACGCACAAGAGGCACTCGCCCAAATGGGCATCACCCAGGCGCGTACACCAGCGCCCGCCTTCCCCTATGCCGCGTATGATCTAGCATCTCGGACACAGGTCATCGCCACAGCGCACGAAGATGCGCTGTGGGCGCGATTGGCCGACGGCACGCGGGCGCTGATCGCAGACCTGACCACCCTGCCCGAGTTGGCAATCCCCGACTGGATGCGCAAGGCGTTGCGACAGGCCGCCGATCTGCGCGACCTGCACGAGACGCAAGCGGATGCGGTTGGGGGGGCGCTGTGAACGAGGCGATCTACTGCGAGTTGTGCGGCCACGAGATCAAGGGCGACGACTATCGCGTCGTCGAGATTGACGGGCGCTTGACCACCATCTGCGGCGACTGCTACGCCGAGCCGCTCGAACCGCCTGAGTGGGCGCATACGCCAAGGAGCGCGAGCTATGCCTAAGCGATGGCTCCCCTGTCAGTACCGCGCAATCCGAGCCGGTACGCCTATCTGCTTGCACATCTCCAAGGACGGTGGCGAGATGACCGTCTCAGTCGATGATTGTTGGGGCTGTCTATTTCGCGCCTACACGCCGTCAGGGCAACGGGCAGCAGAGCACTACAGAAGCGAAAAAGGAAAAGCCATCTCGCCCCCCGAACGCGCCTGGCTCGACTCGCTGGGCATTCAACCGAGGCGCAGACGTGGTTAGGCGACCGCGCTACCCGCATCCCGACGCCAATCAGGCCGAGATCGTCCAGGCGCTCCGGGCGTGCGGGTTCCTGGTCCTGGACGTGAGTAGCACGCTCCCCACGCCTGACATTCTCGTGTGGGGCTATGACCTCGACTCGCAGTCCGGTTTCTGGACCGCCTGGGAGATCAAGACGCCAGCGGGAAAACTCACGAGATCACAACGAATGTTTGCCGAGCTATGGCCCGGCGCTGTGCAGATCGCACGATGCGCCGGGGATGTATTAGCCGCCTACGGGCGGAATTGACAAGGAGAACGAAATGACCAAGTTTCTACAGATGGACGAACAAGGGATCAACATCAATCACATCGTCTATATTCGGCATTATGTGGTTGGCGAGTCTGATCGTGTCGAAATCGAACTCGCCAACGGTCGCCAGCTTCTCTATACCAACGCCGAAGCACGGCGCTTTATGCACTGGTGGCGAGAACACGCTGAGGTATATGCCGCGTGACAGTATCCCTCAGCAAGCTCAAGTCCCGCGCCAATGCACTCATTGGCCGGGAACTTACCTGGCACGACGCGCCGCACGGCTGGCATTCGCTGGCCTACGACGGCGACGACGTGATCAGCCTGGACCCGTTCAAGTTGCCGCACATCGCGCGGGTGAACGGGCGGACGATACCGCTGGATGTGCCCGAAAGGGAACCGGAAGCGGTACAAATGGAGCTTGAGTTCTGAGGATGTGGAGACTGATAAGTGAGATTTGGTAGCTTGTTCAGCGGCATCGGGGGATTTGATCGGGGCCTGGAATTGGCGGGGATGAAATGCGCGTGGCAGGTCGAGATTGACGACAAGTGCCGCGACGTACTGACCCGCCATTGGCCCGATACGCCCAAATACGAGGATGTGCGAAATGTCGGACGACGAAACCTTGAGCCAGTGCCAGTTGACCTTATTTGCGGTGGATTCCCCTGTCAGGATCTATCGGTTGCCGGACAGCGCGCGGGATTGGCTGGAGAGCGATCAGGACTTTGGTTCGAGTTCCATCGAATTCTTGCAGAGCTTAGGCCGCGATGGGTTGTCATCGAGAACGTCCCCGGCTTGCTATCCTCACGAGGTGGGGCAGACTTTGCCGTCCTCCTTCGAGGGTTGGTCAAACTCGGGTATGGCGTCGCCTGGAGGATACTTGACGCTCAATACTTTGGAGTGGCCCAGCGCCGCCGCCGTGTGTTCATTGTCGGCAGTCTTGGAGACGGATGTGCCGCGCAAGTATTATTTGAGTCCGAGAGCAGCGCGTGGGATTCTCCGCCGAGCAGAGAAGCGGGGCAAGGAACTGCCCGAGATGTTGCACCGTGCCTTGCTACGAGTGGCAGGGGGACAGAGCGAACTGGGGAAAGCAGAGGGCAAGGTGCGATGATCGCCGTGCCGTTGGGCGCACACCATTGTCCCCGGTACGATCTGGACAATGAGATATACGTCGCCTTTGACGCACGCGGCAATGGGGACGGGCAAACAGCAAGCGCCGTCACGGGCGACCACGAACGGAGAATCACAGATTATACTACCGTCGCCTTCCAGCTCCGCTACTACACCCGAGACAACAAGCCTGGTGGACAGCCAAGCGACACAGCAGACATTACAAACTGCCACAAAGCCGGCGATAGCGCACCTCACGTAATGGCCTTCCAGCCCCGCTACACACGCAACGGTCGCGGGGCACCGGGCACAATAGCCGCCCCATTGACAGCAGAGGCCGGACGAACGGGCAGGGGCGACAGTGCGCAGTGTGTGGTGTTTGATTATTGCGCGCAAGGTTCAGAGCGAACGCGAGTTGTCCGCTCTGGCGAATATGCGCAGATGATCGCAGGGCGTCCCGACGCCATCGCCCATACCTGGGGCATCCGTCGTCTTACGCCGACCGAGTGTGAGCGCCTCCAGGGATTCGACGATGGTTGGACTGTCGGTCAATCGGACAGCGCACGTTACAGGCAGCTTGGGAATGCCGTATGCGTGCCGGTTGCGGAATGGCTAGGACAACGAATAGGAGAATTTAGGAGAATTGAATGAACAACCTCGACGACTTGATCCGCACATACGCAGGACGGCGATCCGCCGTCTGGATCGCTGCCCAGGGCAATGTCTCAGCACGGACAGTCCGCCGCCGGGCCAAGGCGCTGGGCATCAGCGTCGTCCAGTGCGTCTATGCCAAGCCGGACAAGCAGACCTACCACGTCAGACCGCCGGCAGAGAAGCGCGCTGAGTTTGCGAAGATGCTCAATGACCTGATGGACGAGCTGGAATTGCGCTCACAGAACGCCGCACTCTGCGCCGCAGTAGAGCAAGCTCACGAGTGGCTTGGTGGCGGCTGGTTGCAAAGTCCAGGGGGCTGTGCGACTCACGAGCTCGAGGCCGCGCCCTAGTCAGGCCAGGGCAATGTCTGCCCTTACGATCCTACTCATCATCGGCGCTATCGTCGTGCTCGCCTGCACGCTCATTTGCTACTGCGCGTGTGTAGTCGGCGGGTGGGCCGATGACGCGCAAGAAACAAGGAGAATGAAATGACAAAAATTGAGTGGACACACAGACCTGGAACCGTTGGCGTTACCTGGAATCCCGTGACTGGCTGTACCAAAATCAGTGAGGGCTGTGCGCACTGCTACGCCGAGCGGATGTCGAAACGGCTTGCGGGGCGGTTCGGGTATCCCGCCGATGATCCGTTTCGGGTGACATTGCATCCAGACAAGCTCGAATTGCCGCGCAAGTGGAAAAAGCCGCGCACGGTTTTTGTGTGCTCGATGGGCGACCTTTTCCACAGAGACGTACCTTACGACGAGATCGCATTCGTCTTTCACGAAATGGCGCGATCCCCGCAGCATACGTATTTGGTGCTCACCAAGCGTCCCGACGAGATGCTGGCTTTTTGGAAGCGGTATCGGTACGACACAGGCATAGAGCTGGAACCGCCGCCGAGCTATATCTGGTTTGGCGTCACTTGCGAGAATCAGCAGCGCGCCAATGAACGTATCCCGTTGCTGTTGCAGTGTCCGGCGGCGGTGCGGTTTGTGAGTGTGGAGCCGATGCTTGGGCCAGTGGACATCAGCATTGCCGAGATTGAATTCAGCGGGGGGCATCCAGATGATCCAGCCAGTTATGAGTATTCGGCCAATGTGCTCGATTGGGTCATCGTCGGCGGCGAAACCGGCCCAGGCGCTAGGCCGATGCATCCAGGCTGGGCGCGTGACATCAGGGACCAATGCCAAGCGGCGGGTGTACCCTACTTTTTCAAGCAGATGTCACGCAAGGCCCCCATTCCCGACGACTTGATGATCAGAGAATGGCCCAATGCAACCCGGCGACCGGATTAAGCACCGCAAGAGCCGACGCGCGACCTGGACCGTCTGCGCCGTCAATCACGATGGCACAATCGAGGCCCGTCGCTGGATGCGCGACCGGCGCAAGTGGCGGTTCAAACGCCTGACCAGGCCAGAGGAGTATAGGCTAGTCGAGGCGCATTGACAAGGAGATTTCTATGCCAACCGGATTACATCCCGACACACTGACAAAATTCATCACCGGCCTGACCATCTCGTCTATCGCGCTGTATGTCGATCCAGAAAGCGCTCACCTGTTCCTGAGCAACGGGGTGAGCCACGTCGGCATTCTCACATTCACGACCACGGATGAAGGGTTGAACATTGACCTGCTGGCCAATGCGCCGCACTCGCACCGGGACGAGTTTGATCCCTATCGAGAGCGTGGCTAAATTTCCTCTTGACAACGCCGCCAAGATCGGTTATACTGGATTTGACGCCTGAGAGCGTCAACTGAGCGGACTGGCAACCCGCTTAGAGCCGAAGATCGAAAAGAATAGGCTCGGACTTGGGGATACGTGTCCTCCTGGTTTTTGACTAGGTGGCTCGGGAGCCATCTCATATGCCAATGAGATTTAACCCAAGTCACCGGGCCGCCTAGTCAAAGCCCAGGAGGATGTTTCGTTGGGAAATAGATACCGCGCACACAAGGGCAATCATCAAATCAAACCCAGCGGCAAGATTGGCACGGTCTACCTGCTCCACTTCACAGAAAAGTACCACCACTGCCGACACTACATCGGTTTCACCGAGCGTCCCCTTGAGACCAGACTTGGCGAGCATTGGGCGGGCAACGGTTCGGCCCTCACGCACGCGGTACACGAACAGACCGGCAATGAGATGATCCTGGCCCGCGTTTGGGAGAACGTTGATCAGTCCATCGAGATGATTCTCAAGAGCCGCGCCGAATCCCCCAAGCTCTGCCCCATTTGTAACCCTCAAGCCACCCAGTACGCACAATACGATTAGGAGCCCCCAATGGAAACACCAGTAGAGTACAGCACACCACAAACGCCCAAACCGCTTATCCTCGCTATTCTCGGAGATCGCCCTATCGCCTATCATCCCGTCCTTGCCAAAGCGCTGGGGGGCGTCAAGCAAGCGATCTTTGTCAGTCAATTGCTTTACTGGACAGACAAAGGCGTGCGGCCCGATGGCTTTATCTGGAAAACCCAAGAGGAATGGTACGACGAAACCGGACTATCCCCCGCCGAGCAGCGCACCGCCCGAAAACATCTTGTCAAGGCGGGCATTCTCCAAGAAAAGCTGATGAGCATTCCGGCCCGATTGTACTACCGCCTCGACACCGACACACTCCTAACAAGACTGCAAGAGTATCACCAACAAGATGTGAAGGATCTTCACAACAAGGACTGCACGACCTCGCCAGCTATTCCAGAGATTACCTCAGAGACTACTCCAGAGACTACAGAGCAAGAGGGCGCTACCGCGCCGCCCGCCCCCGCCGATGTTGATCTCGCACGACCTCCAAGAACCGGAGCCCTGCCGGACGATGATCGTCTCTTTTATGGAGAGGATGAACCGACAGACAACCCGGCACAGGAATATCTCAAGCAGGCGCGTGATAGAATAGGTGCTGATCTGTTTTCGGTAACGGCTCATTGCCAAGAGAGACAAGAGGTTGAGGGGCAATGGACTGTGCCCGAGCATAGGGGATTGTCCCCTCAATGCGCAGTCTACAAAGAGGCAACCGGTTACAGCCCTGTCAAAGCCGTCAGGGCAGACATTGACGCGGCGATCCCTGACAATCCGGAGGCCCTAGAAAACTGGTACAAAGTCGCCCACGGCTGGGTGCTGACCGGTTACAGCTATAAGAACGTAGCCGGTATGTTGGACTGGTATGCAGAGGGTCGTGTGGGGCGCGACAAGCCGCTTGAGAAGCGCAACGGTGGATCATCGACGTCGCGCGCTGCTGATGTTCACATTGCCCACGATACTGTGACGTTTGGAGTTACATCATGACGACGGCTAAACCGAACACATTCGATCCGAAGATCTATCTACACAGCCCCGCCCAACTGGCACAGATGCACGTTGAGCAATACGAATGGCAGCTAAAGACTCCGGGCATCCAGTTCGATCTGCCCGTCCTGGATCACTACGTGCTGCCCCTCCGACCCGGAAAGCTGGCAATTATCTGCGGTCGGCCTGGCAGCGGCAAGACCAGCCTGATGGCCCGACAGGCCAAGCGGACGGCATTAGACATCCAAGCGCGCGGCAAGCAGTTCGAGGAGTGTGTTGTGTACGTCTCCTGGGAAGAGCACGCCGAGGATCTTGAGGCTTACTTTGAGGCGGATAGCGAGTATACCGTCTCTGATTATGCCTGGGGCAAACTCTCACTTGATCAGGTCAAGCGCAAGGTGCACGGGCGCGCCAATTTACCGCTTTGGATCATCGGGCACAGTTCGAGAAACGTGAAGGCGCAAACACAACCGCTTACGCTGCCCATCGTATTCAAGGCCATCGAGCATCTGGCGCAAGGCTACGCCAGCGCCCCAAAACCGATCCTACTCTGTATGGATTATGCGCAGCTCATACCCTACGAACGCGGATACAAGAACCGATATGAGCAGGTCAAGGCCGCGATCAATGCAACCAAACAGCTTGCCCTGCGCGTGGGCTGTCCGGTCATCGTCGCCGCACAAGCAAGCCGGGACGTGGACGCCTACAGCACGCCGGTCCCGGCAATGAGCGACGCACAGGAGAGCAGCGGGATCGAGCAGGTCTGTGATGTGTTTTTTGGTATCTGGCGTCCCTGGAAAACCCACCGCGACCGGCCTACTGTGACCATTGCAGGTCATGAAGTAGCCAACAGTCCCGAACTTTTCGTCTTGCGGATGAACAAACAGCGCAAGGCCGACGGTGAACGGACGTTCATTCTCCACTTTGATATGGCCGAGTTAAAACTTGCCGAGATGGAATTGCAGAGGCAAGATATGGAGTTTTAGGATGGATATAGAGCACGCAATGAGGCTGGCCGAACAACGCTGGCCGGGAATCGAGATCACGCGCAAGAGCGCACACGAAGCCAGCGCCCCTTGCCCGCTCTGCCGGCGGGCGACTGAGGATGGGTTTCTGATTTTCTCCGATCCGCCCCGCTACTGGTGCAGGCAATGCAACGCCTCCGGCTTTCTGGAGAACAAGGATCCACACCACAAGCTGACCGAGGCTGAACTAACCGAGATTCGCCTGCGGCGTCTGGAGCGCAAGCAAGAGGAACTAGAGCAGCGCGTGTCGGCCATTGAGCGGCTGAACCGATCACGCATTCACGAGCGGTATCACGCCAACCTGGATGAAGCCGCCTACGGGTGGTGGATGGCAAAAGGCGTCGAGCCCTGGGCCATTCTGGACTACAAACTAGGTTACTGCCCCCGCTGCCCGACCGACCGCGCCCACAGGCCAAGCTACACGATCCCGATCTTTGACGCCGACAAGCGGCGATTGCTCAATCTGCGCCACCGACTGGCCGACGCGCCAAACGGCGACAAGTACCGGCCTGAAATGGCAGGATTAGGGACGTGTCTTGCTTTTCCGCACCACCTGATCGACGCGGACTATGGTATCATCGTCGAGGGATCGATCAAGGCAATCTGCTGTCATCAATACGGATTTCCTACGGTCGGCGTATTCGGTAAGCGCGGAAAGTTCAAGGGCGAATGGCTCAACCTGTTCCCGATCGGCGCGCCGATCTACATCGGCCTCGATCCCGACGCGCAAGAAAGCGCCGACCGACTGGCCTATGGCATTGCCAAGACGGGCAAGCAGACCTATGTCATCGATTGGCCTGAGAAACCCGATGATCTTCTGGTGAATGGCGCGACAGCAGAGGAATGGCTTTCATACGTCCACCTAGCAAGGAGAATCCATTGACACGCACTGGACCCAAGATGCCGAGCAAAAAGACGTGGCGCGTTTATCGCCGCTGGAAAGACTGGCCCTCTACTCCCAAGGCAGACTACACGCTGGATGTGCGCAGAGCCCGGCGGCGGGCGCGGAGAGAGGGTCGGTCGGCAAGGAGCGGGGTAAAGTGGTGAACCTCTCCGAGCTTTTGCACCAGGCCGAACACAACGGCGCGGCTGGCTGGTCCTGGTGCTTCGTGACGCCTGAGCAGGCGCGCGAATTGATCACAGCGCTGAACAGTTCTCGCGCGAATGAGCGATCTCTTGTGATCGATCTGAACGCTGCGCTGGGCAAGCTGGAGCGCATCGGAGAACTGGCGCACGCCGCACGGTTGGCGTGGATCGACAACGACCGGAGAGAGATGCAGCGGCTGATCGAGGAGATCGAGGGATTGGCTGGAGATTCTGCTAATGTGGATACGGAGAACTAATGAGGTGGTCTAAAACGTTTCTGGAATGGAAAAACGGTTACACTGCTTTTCTATCGGTTGTATTCACCTGGGATCTGCCAGTGGCCTATCAGCGCGCCGTTTGGTTGCGCTGCCAGGGCTACACCGTCAAAGCGGGTGGGCCTGCTGTGGCGCTAATGCCTGATTATCTCTCAGATGTGGCAGAGTGCAATGGCGAATCAGTACAGGCGCTAGAGAGGCACAATCCAGACGCAACGTTCACGAGCCGGGGGTGTATTCGGCACTGTCCATTCTGTGCTGTTCCGAGGATAGAGGGTCAGTTGAGAGAATTGGAAGACTGGACACCTGCTCCAATTATATGTGACAACAATCTGCTGGCGTGCAGTCGGGCGCACTTTGATCGGGTTATAGACCGGCTCAAACCGTTGTTGGGAATCGACTTCAATCAGGGACTTGACGCCCGATTGCTGACCGACTATCACGCTGGTCGGTTGGCAGAGTTGGACTGTATGGTGCGTTTGGCGTTTGACTCGATAGGCTACGAAAGTAGCTTTATGACTGCGTTTGAGCGACTGCGACGCGCAGGCTTTCCACTGAATCGGATTAGGGTATATGTTCTGATCGGTTTTCGAGACACGCCAGAGGAGGCATTGTATCGGTTACGCACTGTGGCAGATTTGGGGATTGATCCGAATCCGATGCGCTATCAAGCACTTGACTCGCTCAAGCGCAATAGCTATGTTGGTCCAAACTGGACACACTCAGAGTTGTCGCGTTATATGCGGTATTGGTCAAATTTGCGTTACATGCGTGCCGTCCCATTCGAGGAGTGGGACGGATTGAAACATCGTAAGTCGTCAGAGGCGCAGCCGCCTCCGCTAAGTTGACTACTCGCACCCTCTCCGGTTCCTACACCGCTCCCGACGGCTGGGTAATGCGCTGGGCGACACAATGCCCCGACTGCCCGAACCGCCGGGACTGTCGCCACGATTGCGGGCATCCTGGGGACGTGCAATACATCACGGCTGATGGTCAACAACCATAAGTGCTGGACAGACATTTAGCGTTTTTCTTAGATTTGCCTCTTGACAACAGCGGCAAAATTTGGTATACTGTGTCTGACGATGACAGACACGTACATACATACTCACTTACATTAA